CCAAAAATAAATAATCATGGAATACGTTTTTTTAATTGCGTTAGGGTGGTTTATCCAAGAGTTCGAACCATTTAAATACATTGCCGAGTGGGTTTATGACCGAATTAAACCACGTCCAATTTTAGAATACATTTTCGGCTCGTTGGAGTGTTGGCAGTGTTGCACATTTTGGAGTGCGTTAGCTGTCACTTGGTCGTTTGAAAAGGCGGTCATCTCGTCGTTTATTGTTTTCGGTCTTCAAATATTGCATGAAGGATGGATGCGCAAGAGGTAGACTTGTTCGAGCAGTTGAAAGACGAATTCAACACTGGGAAGGTGAGCAAGGTTACTGCCGTTCGATGTCGTGACGTTTGGAACGTTTACAACCCTACAAGAAAAATAACCTATTGCATGTGTTCTTCGGTTCAACGACGGATATACGGCAGGGACTTTATCGAATGGTATGAAGGTCAAAATAGATAAATTCTATACTGAGAACTACAAGACCTTAGTTTTAGCTGCGAAAAGACGAATTACGCAACTAAAGAAAAACATAGAGCCTGAAAGTTTAGTAAGTTCTTCCTATTTGTACGTAGTGGGTAAAGCCGACACCATTACGGAGGACGAAATACCACGCCTGGCGTTTGGGTTTATCCTATTAGAACTTATCCGCACCAACTCGCAGACGAACCTGAAAGAAAGGCTTAACCCGGTAGACTTAGACTTTGACATTTCAGACACGAATAACCAAAGCGACCAATTACTACTTAAAATAGATGTAAGCGACTTTGTAAATACGTTGAATAGAACCGACCAAATTATCTTTGAGGTGTATTTTAACAAGGGCAAAACGACAAAGCGAGACCTTGCGGAACATTTTAACATTGACCCGTCGAGTGCTTTGATTTACATAAATGACATAAAGACGAAATTTAAAAAATATGTTGCAGATAAAAGACCAATATAACGGAGTGAGCGTTGAGTACAAATTGGGAACTGTCCGGGTAACCAAGAAAATTAAGGATTTGACCGAAGCCGACATAAACACGGCTAAAAAATGGGGAGTTAACTTGGGGAAATACTTTGAGGAGGTCACCGAAAAGACGGAAACTAATTTTGTAGATGACCTTTGCCAACAAATAGGGGATAAATTTATCGAAGATGCAGAACAAGTATTTAATTCTGTCAAGTACGAAGGTATAGAGGTCAAACCTAAACGCAAAAAGAAATGAAGTTAAGCCATGTATTCGCTTTTTTAGTAGCTTGTCTTACGTTTGTAGCAGCACTGAGTTTGATTTACCACCAAACAGATTTAGTCATGACATTTTCGGGATGGTCACTTATAAGTTACCTTTGTTATCTAATTGCCATAACAGGCGAAAACGAGAACAATGGCTAACTACTACCTACTAGACGCAGGGAAGAACATGACCAAGTTTGCAGCTGCACTGGAAGACGAACTAAAGGCGCAAAAAGCCCACGTAGTTTTTTACCTTACGGACTCGGACGGGTTAATGTGCTTGGAAGAAATAAGCGAAGATGAATTTTTAGACCATTACAGCATTAAAAAGACGAACACAAATGGAAAGTAAATTAGTAAAAATATCAGAGGTAAGATTAAACCCTAACAACCCTCGCCAAATCAAAGACGACAAGTTTAAAAACTTAGTGCAGTCAATCAAAGACTTTCCAGAGATGCTAGACATACGACCTATCGTAGTGAATAACGACATGGTTATATTAGGGGGTAACATGAGGTTTCGTGCTTGTAAGGAAGCAGGATTAAAAGAAGTACCCGTAATTGTAGCGGACAACCTAACGGAAGATCAACAACGGGAGTTTTTGATTAAAGACAACGTAAGCGGTGGCGAATGGGACTGGGACTTGTTAGCCAATGAATGGGACGCTGAGGAATTAGAAAATTGGGGTTTGGACGTGCCAAAAATTTTAGAGTATGAAGAAAATGAGCCAAGCGGTTACGATTTATCACAAAAATGGTTTTTAAATATAGAATTTGAAAACGAACAAGAGTGTGAAAAATGGTATAACTCATTAATTGAAGAAGGTTTAATTTGTAAAATTGTTCAATGATACCAAGCAATATTAAATTTGAATTACAAAGTGAAGTATTTAATACTTTTAGATGTCAAGCAGCAGCAAATAGTTTGGACATTGACGTAAAGAAAAAATCTATACATAAACTCGAAATAAATAATATCAATCTTCCTAAAACATGGAATATAGGTTTAATTTATGGAGCTTCAGGTAGTGGTAAAACAACCTTAGCAAAGCATTTGTTTGGGAATGATATATTTGATTGTTCGTTAGATGAAAATAAAAGTATCATTGATCAATTACCCAAAGAATTTACATATGAAGATTGTGCAAGTATATTGAATGGAATAGGATTGAATTCAGTTCCTTGTTGGATTAGACCAATTAAAACTTTGTCAAACGGTCAACGTGCAAGAGCTGAAGCGGCTTATTTAATGTGCAAACAAGATTTTATTTGTATAGATGAGTGGACGAGCGTAGTGGATAGAACCGTTGCCAAAGCTATGAGCGTGTGCTTACATAAATTTGCAAAAAAGCACAACAAACAAATAATTTTATTGAGTTGTCACTATGACATTTTAGAATGGGTTAATCCTGATTGGTTAATTGATTGCAACAAACAAATTTTTGAACTTCCCAAATCGGAGGATTTTTTTTTTAGTGAGCGAGAAAAACTTGAATTTACAATTAAAGAAGTCGGAAGAGAAACATGGAAGTATTTTAGTAAATATCATTATTTAAGTGAGCGACTTCCCGGTGGTAAAATATATTTGTACGGCATTTATTATGGTAATGACCAAATAGGTTTCCAATGCTTTGCTAACTATACACCACACAAAAAAGGAACAAAGATTATTTATCACTCAAATAGAACAGTAATTCACCCCGATTATAATGGATTGGGTTTAGGAATTAAGTTAATAAATGAAACAAGTGCTTTACTTCAACAAAAAATAGATTGCAAAATTATGGCTAAATTTTCAGCTATTCCCGTTTTCAAAGCAATGAGAAAACAAAAGCAATGGATTTTCTTGGGTGAAAAAAGATTAATGGGCAAAATGAAAACTGGAGGAACTGCTTCAAAAGGTTTTGCGCAAAATCAAGGATTTAGAGAAAATGGGGTTAGAACTTTCCATTTTGAATTTAGAAACAAAACAACATAATAACAACGAACAATGGCAGGTAAAGGACAAATAGAACCTCGTTGGTCAAAAGGCGAAAGCGGAAACCCAAACGGGCGACCCCGCAAATGGATAAGCGAACTTAAAGACAGCGGCTATAAATCTTCGGAAGTGAATGACTGTATTCTCGTAATGCTATCAATGACACTTGAGGAACTTGCTGACGTATATAAAAACCCAAAGGCAACGATACTCGAAAAGACGGTAGCCAATGCACTTAAACGTTCACTTGAAAAAGGTAGTTTGTATTCTATTGAAACACTACTCAGTAGGGCAGTAGGTAAGCCAAAGGAAAGCGTAGACCATACAACCGCAGGAGAACGTATAGGCGAAATTCAAGTTAACATTGTCAATGCAGATAAACTTAATGGAGACACAAATTAATCTTATGTGCGCCAAAGTTGAAGAGTATATTTTTCAGCGCAAAGGTGTTCACGTAACTATTGACCGCCTACAAATGATTGACCCTCGCCAATTTTCCATGTTAGTACAAGCCTATCAAATAGCAAGTGGAAATAAAAGCAACTAATATCTTTGCTCGTAATTGGGACGCACTTACCAACTCGGAGGTTAGATTTATAATTAACGAGGGCGGTTCACGATCAAGTAAGACCTATTCACTTTGTCAGATGGTCATAGTGTATTGCATACAAAACCCGAACAAGGTAGTGAGCATAGTACGTAAGACCTTCCCCGCACTTCGGGCTACGGTGATGAGGGACTTTTTCGAGATTCTTAAGGACTTGGATATCTACGAAAAGACGAACCATAACATGAGCGAGAATATTTACCGCTTTCCAAATGGGAGTATCGTGGAGTTCTTTAGTGTGGACGACGAGCAAAAGATTAGGGGACGGAAGCGAGACATTGGATGGTGCAACGAAGCTAATGAGTTATGGTTTGATGACTTTCAACAGCTGAACATGCGAACCGAGGATAAACTGATATTTGACTACAATCCCAGTGAGTCATCTAGTTGGCTTTATGAGTTACCACCCCATGAAAGTAAGTTAATCAAATCCACGTACCGGGACAACCCCTTCCTACCCGAAAGTATTAAACGCCAAATCGAAGACCTTAAGCGGACTGATGAAAGCTTATACCAAATTTATGCACTTGGGGAAAAGGCAATAAGCAAATCTAATATCTATAACAATTGGACGTTTACTAAGTCGAGACCTGCGAGGTTTACTAATTTCGTGTACGGACTTGACTTCGGGTATAATCACCCGACTGCGCTCGTAAGGGTCTATTGGTCTGACGGGGACATCTATATCGAACCCGTGATTTATCAAAGCTACCTAACCACTTCGGAGCTGATCCAAAAGTTTAAAGACATGGACATTGAAAAGACGATTGATATAATGGCTGACTACTCACGACCCGAAATAATTGCCGAGATGCAAAACGCAGGGTATAACGTGAACAACGCTAACAAGTCGGTTAAGATGGGGATAAACTACGTCAAGACCTTCGGTGTCTTTTGTCAGGAAGAACCAACCCTCAAAAAGGAATACGAAAACTATAAGTGGAAGAAGGTAGGCGACATGATTCTAGACGAGCCGATTAAACTATACGACGATGCCATGGATGCCGTGAGGTATGCAACGACCTACATTAAAGAGATGTACTACACGGACGATGGCTATGTAGCCTTTTAACCAAAAGACGGACACATTACTTTTTAAGTTATGGCAATGACACTAATAGCAGCACCGCAAGACTTCACACCTGCATACAACCCTTGCAAGTTTATCTTTGACTCAACGAACAAAAACCTTGAGGGGTTTCGATATATTTTTGACGTTTACGAAAGTGGCACGGCGAATAAGATAGCCGAGTACCGAGTCCTTCCAACCTTCGGGACGGGCTACGGGGAAGTTGACCTAAGCAAGTTGTTAAGTTCAAAGGTCTCAATCGATTTTGACCCGACTAACTATTCCGAGATTGACACCCCAAACACGAGATACAAATACGATGTTGAAGTAGGCGAAGAATACATAGTGACTTACTCTTACACCGCCTCACTTGTTAACAACGGGGGTAACGTAAAGATAACACCAACCACGGCACACACGTTTCAGGTAGGTGACCAAGTTGTTGTTGACGCAGGGACGAACACTTTGATAACTGGACTTTGGACGGTTCTAGCAATTACGGGAACGACTGACTTTACAATATCGGCTTTGTGGTCGAACGTGACGGACGCAACGGAAAACGGCACGGTAACTTATGCGGACAAGCGGAAGACGGTTACCCGTGACATTGAGGACGAACTAAACAAGTATGTCTTCAACGGGGCTTTACCTTGGGCGCAGTTTAATGGCTACGATTTTAATCAATACTTACTAGACGATGACCGCGCTTTGTTTCTTACGTCTTTTCCTACTTCGGGAATAACCATAACACCAACGCAGGAAGTTTGGTTTAACGGGTTTAATAACTCGGTGACGGGTCGCATGGTCTTTGCTAACTCAAACGGGGATTCGTTTTACTACGATGTGAATAACACCGAAATAACTACTCAGTTGTGCGTTGCAAGTCCTCAACTTAACCTAACCGTTTTAAGTGGTACTGCGCCACTGATTAAAGCCGACACTACGTACTACGAGGTTTATTTTATAGATGCGTCTGCACCTACTGACTCAACTACCTACACTTTCACCATTGACCAACGATGTACTATTAATGACTTTCATTTAGTGTTCTTGGATAGGATGGGGTCTTGGGGTTCGTTTGCTTTTCAACTTCGCTATACGGAAAATGGAACGGCAGTTAAGCAGTCGTTTAACAAAGTTGTTGAAGGTTACGTTTCGGGTACGGAGTGGATATACGCAAACACGGAAGCGGGCTTAACGACTTACTCAAGTACGGTCGATAAGATGTACACGCTTAACACCAATTGGATGACCGAGGAAATGGCTATCTACTTCCAAGAGTTGATTACGTCACCTTCGGTTTACTTTTACAACGGGACTGAATACCTAGCTTGTCAAGTCATGGACAACACGTTCGAGGTGGAAAAGAAACGCAACAAAAATCTATTCAAAAAGACGGTTACAATTAAGTTAGCCAACCAAGACAAGGTAAATATATGAGTGTAAGAATACAACTTGAGACGGGCTACCTAGACGTTAAGGATGGTACCGCCTTCCCTTTAAATTTTGGTGTCGCTGATATTCGTGACGTGAGTAAAAAGTCGGGAGCGTTTAGTAAGACGATCACGCTGACGGGGACGGATAACAATCACAACTTGCTGAACCATTACTACGATGTAAACATTCAAGCGGGGACATTTAACATAAACACCCTCACTAGATGCTCGATTATCCAAAACGGAATACCAGTACTTGAGTCGGGTTACCTTCAACTAATAGCTGTTAACAAATCTCAAATCACAGCTGACTACGAGAACGAAGTTGAATACGAGGTGCTAATAAAAGACGAAAGTTCGGAGTTCTTTACTAGGCTAGGAAATAACGAACTTACCAACTTAGACTTTAGCGACCTTAACCATGAATACCGAGCGGACAATGTAATTGCCTCTTACGCACACACCCAAGCGGACGGGTACAAATATTTGCTACCCTTTAAGGATTCTAACAACTACCTTTTGCAGGAGATGAAACCTGCCATTTACGCAAAGACGTACTTTGATAGGATATTTTCTAACGCAGGATTCTCTTACACTTGGGACACGTTAAGCGCTGCACACTTTGACAAACTCATAATACCATTTAACGGGGAAGGTTCGCTCGTAGATTACAACGACTATTTAGTTAAAGCGGAAACTTCATTTACTGATTCGGGAACACCTGCCGTTTTTATTAACCCAATTACGGGGTGGACTGAGACGCAAGACAACTTCGGTTTATTCAATCCAACTACGGGTGCATACGATGTACCTTTAAACTTACAAGGCGGTGAAAGCATAGTATTTGAGTTTACGTTTAGCGCAGATTTAACGCTGATAAATGGCAACGCAGGAACGGCAACACTACAATCGAATAACCTATCTTACAAGCCGTACTTTCAACTTGACTTAAACGGAACACCATACGCAACAACTAGCGGTTCACCTGCGGGAATAAGCGTACCTTTTGGAACAACTATCCCAGTGGGCAATACTTCAATAGGAACGTTAACGGGAACTTATACGATGTTAGCTAGTAACGTAATTACTACCGATGAATTTACAATCAAAGGCGGTTCGTTAACTTTGGACTATTGGACTGTTGGCGGTGTGTTCGCTCAAATAGGTTTAGAAATAGACTTCACTTCACTTGAGGTTCGTATCTTACCCTCGTCAAACATACTCGGTTATGGTGCGGTCATCGACATGAATAACGCTGTGCCTAACAAGGTGAAACAAGCGGACTTCATCAAGTCAATTTTCACGATGTATAACCTTTACACCGAGCAAGACAACGAAGTCCCGAACAACTTGGTGTTAATGCACCGAGACGACTATTACGACGCAGGAGCGGAGATTGACTGGACGTACAAGTTAGCAAAGGACAAAGACCAAGCGTTACAATTCCTTCCCGAGTTGAGCGCAAAGAAATTAATACTCACTTACAAAAACGACAGCGACGACCCTAACAAAATCTACTTCGAAGCTACTAAGGAAATTTACGGACAATTAGAATTTATCTTTGACAACGAGTATGTAAAGGGAATAGACACCAAAGAAATAACGTTTAGCCCGACACCAATTGATAAGACCACCTTTAACGCTTATGTGCCTACTTTGTCAGGTGCGCCCAAAGTAAACATACGCATACTACAAGACGGAGGGGAGGGAGTTTGTGACGCTTACAATTTATACAATTATGGTACTACGGGTGAGACGAACGTAACGACCTACCCAATTTTTCACCATTGGGATAACCCGACAAACCCAACGTTTGATATTCTTTTCGCACAACCCGACTACATGTTTTACGAAGGTTACTCGATTACGAATAACAACCTATACAACCTTTACTGGCGACGCACGGTTAACCAAATCAATGTGGGTAAAATGTTGACGGCTTACTTCAACCTACGTGAAGACGATATCCAAAGCCTCAAACTAAATTCTAAAATACGAATAGACAATAGTTGGTGGACGATAAATAAAGTAATTGACTACGACTGCAACGCACAAAACCTTACCAAGGTCGAGTTAATGAGTGCGGACACTGAAATAGATTTAGCCCCATTTAAAAAAGGTAACGTCACCCCAACAACCGTAGGCGACCTATCTAGTCACACGGGCAGTATTCATTGGGACAATAGTTTTGTGGGTAACGTGGTACCCGGTACTTCGGTAAGTGCTATCTACGGACAAGGCAACGTTATTCAACCGGGTGTAAACGGGATTATTGTAGGTAATAATAAGATGCTCGACCAAACGGGAATAGTTACCGAACGGATAGCTGCGGACGTGGCGAACATTAAGTCTTTAAGTTTGTCGGGTGGTATAACAAATCCTACTCAAAAAATAACCGCAAATTATAACGTCACTACAAACGACTATTTTTTACATACAAGTGGAAGTGTTAATTTTTACCTACCAAAAATAACCGAACAGATTAACGGGCAAATGTTTGTGATTAAAAGTATTTCAACAAGTAGTACTATTTATGCAGACACTCTCGACGCACTCGACGGGGCAGTATCTTACACACTAACCGCAGGAAATAGTGTGACACTAATTAACGACGGGGTTAATGATTGGTTTAAGATTTAACCAAAACACGAAAGCATTACTTATTGAATTATGGAAGGCTCATTTAAGATAAAGTACAAAACCCGTTTTAAGCTACAAAAGGCTATCCAACGAACCATTACTCAAATAGGGTTTAATGAGTCAGGAGAGGGAACGGGAACAATGCACGATTCAATTAGAATTTCAGCTGCAACGGGTGACCTTAATAAATTATACGTTACGATTAACGCTATCTTTTACTACATGTTTATGGACAAGGGAGCGTTACTTACAAATGGTGGTGTTATTCGTCCGCAGTTCATTACACAAAAAGCAATTGAAAGCCCACTAGGTCAAGAATTTATTTCAGATGCAATAGGTGAGTACTTGGTATGGATGCAAGCTAACTACCCAATTTTGGATGTGGCTACGATCAACGTAACACCTGACAATATCAAGTTAGAAATTACCTACAATTTGTTTGGTGCTGATGGCGGTAAGTGGAACGGAGAATTTGACTACGCTACTAATTGGAATAATTACTAGTCTTTATTGAGTTGTAACTCTTCGACCATTGACAGCATGTTAAACACGAAGACTAAATTTAGGTCAGTAACTGCGTCTATTTTTGTGAGGTCTTGGTTTGACAAGTCGTAAAGTAATTTTTCCCAACTCCATTTACTAAACACCTTTTCTTCGGCTTCGGCTTTGATGTCGTCTTCATCTAGTTCGGTTTCCTCTTCCTCGATTACGGGGTTAAATAGATTCTCGTAGCGTTTCTTGAAGTCGTTTGAATAGTCGATATAGTTCTTGACTGCACCGTAAACCTCGTTTATACTTACCTTTTGGAATATGTCTTTGCGGCTCATTATACTATACGTATACGGCTCAAATACTAGCGTACCCCATTCGTCATATTTAAACCTTTTGTATAATATACTAAGCAAAATATCGAAATTCTGTACAAATTGCATAGCATAATGTTCAAGGTCGATGAACTCCCCTAACGTAAGCGCACCCAACGGCTTTAACTTTAAGCCCTTCACCAGTTCTTTTGGTTTATTGGATGGCTCACGCTGAATAAAACTAACTTTACTAGCAAGGTTAATTAGTTCTTCGGGGTCGAGGTCTTCCAACTCTTCGGGGTCTGTATCGGAGAGTATGGAAAGTGCCTCAATAGTTTGTAGGAATACGGAGTTATATTCGAGTTCATCAATGGTGTTTAGTTCTAACCATTGGTTAACCGTTACTTCGTTCCAATTTCTAGGTAAATTCACCTTTATTCTGTTACTTCGGTGTTAGCCTCTTCGACTTTCTTTTCCGAAATAACGGCTATCTTTTGCAGAATTTCCATAATGTACGGGAAGGCAACTTCGGCGTTTTGTTTCTTCATTACGTTCACTTTAAACTTTAAGTGAGCGGGTGCGTAGTGTTCGGTACGGGTAAGGTCAGTACGTTTGAAAAGTATAGCTAACGTTTGAGCGCAAAAGTTGTCGTCTTGTCCTCGGTATATTTTCTCAATAAGCCCCAAGTCTTTTACTCCGATGGTCTCGTTTGCTTGGTAGGTATATTTGTCAATGACTAACTCGGTCACCTTTTCCCCTTGCGGAATTTCGGACTTGTTAAATTCTTTAATATAATTTGTAAACTCCTCGAGTTCCATTTTGTCAAACGCCTTCTCAGGTACTCCAAGGTAGATAAATTTCTCAATCCACTTTTCGATGGTATCGAGTTCTTGGTTATTCTCAATTTTGTTAAGCTCGTCGAATTGTTGAACGGTTAACTCGTTTAGGTGGTTGGGTATTTCGACCCCGAACATTTGTATCATTGTTTAGATTTTAACCAAAGGTATAAAAATTATGTTTAAAAATTAACCAAAAGAGATTTAGTGTACTTATTAAGTCAATGGAAGGACTACCGACTTACAAAATTACCATAGACGAAGCGTACAACGATGGCGAACAACCGCTAGGTGTGGATGCTATTGCGTTCACGTCAAACCCTGCCGTATTGGTTAAGGGTGTTGCGTTCAAGTCCCAAGCAAAGAGCCACTTCGCAGACGAAAAGAAATACCGTATTACTGCACCCGCCATGATCCCGATGGATATTTACCGAAATGACACGGAGATGGGCGAGTACTACGTTCAATTTACCGAGACTGAGATTGATACTATCTTCAAAGAGTTCATGTTGAATTTAAACAACCAAAACTTGTTTAACCTCGAACACGAAGTAGACAAATTAGTCCCTGCCTATATTCTCGAAGCGTGGCTAGTGGACAACCCCGAAGCGGACAAGGCAATGAGTACGTTCGGTATTTCAGTGCCTAAAGGTACTTTGATGATGACTGCGCAAGTAACCGACTCGGAGTACTACAACAAGTTAGTCGAAGCGGGTCAAGTTGGTTTTTCCATTGAAGGCTTTTTAGGTCTTAAACTAAGTAATCAAAAACAAACATATATGTTACCAGACGGAAAACACACGCTCGAAGATGGTACGGTAATCGTTGTAAAAGACGGAGTTGTCGTAGAAGTTCAAGAGCCACAAGCCGAGGAAGTAGCAATGGGAGTTGAAGCGTCTACGGAAGTGGAGATGGCAACGGAGACAGAAACACCTGAAGAGGTTGTAGAAGTTGAGGCGGCTATTGACCCTGCGGCAGATGCGGAAGCTATCCTTGCAATCGTAAACCCTGTTTTAGAACAGCGTGTAAGCGAAATTTTGCAAGTCATTGCAGACCTCAAAAACGAATTAACTGAAACGGAAGAAGTCGCATCCGTAGAGGAAATCGAAATGTCAACAGCGCAAAAATTCAGTAATGTAATTAACTTCTTAAAAAAATAAGAAATGGCTAAAAAATTAAAATTTGACTTGACTGTAGATAACAGTGCGTTACTACAAGCAAACCCTTCCGAGTACTATTCTATTCTTTACGGAATGGAAAACGCAGTAACTAACTACCGAGTTTTACCGGGTATCAAAAACAAAACGAAAATTGCAACGGTTCTTTTTGACGAAGTTCTTGCAGAAAGTGGGTGTAATTTTTCAGCTCAAGATGCAGACCTTAGCGCAATCGAAATTGATGTGTGTGCTTTGACTTCTCAAGCGTCAGTTTGTCAGTTTGACTTGGAGCAGTCTTTCCTTGCATTGGAAATGGCTAAAGGTTCAAACTCGGACTTTTCAGTTGCATCGTTTATGAATTTCTTTTATTCACAAATGGCGAAAAAAGGACACCAAGAACTTGCACAATTGATGTGGAGAGGTGACACCGCTCTTGAAACTGCACTTGGTTTGTGTGATGGTTGGTTGTTGCGTTTGTGTACAGCTGACGACTTCATCACTCCTGCGGGTACTTACGCTGCTATTACTTCAGCTAACGTATTGGCGAAGATGGGTGCAACTTTAGCGGCTGCAACTAACGAAATGTTGGTTAACCCTTCAAACATGCAGTTTAAAGTTTCTCCTGACGTTGCTGCTAACTACCGCATTGCTACGGCTTCGACTAACACAATCACCAATGTAACTACAGGTTTGTCTTTGACTTACTTGGACATCCCAGTTGTTGTTGAGTACGGTCTTCCTGCTTCAACTATCATCTTGTCTGATTATACAAACTTCATCTACGCATTGGATGCAGAAGGAGACCAAGATAACCTACAAATCGTTGACTTTAGCAAGACAACACTTGATCGTCGTATCGGTGCAAGAGCTGACTTCAAAGCAGGTTTCTATGTAGTGAATACACCACAAGTTGTTTGGTACGGAGGAGCGCAATACTGCTAAATTATAACGGGGGTGTAATAGCCCCCTTTTTATAAACCTTTAAATACTAAATAATATGGCATGTACAACTTTAGAAACCATCCTAAAAGGGTGTGATTCAAATATCGGAGGGATAACTTCGATTTACATTAACGACATGGATAACATGACGGGCACTATTGTCGAGGCTAACTACATTATTTCTAGCTTCGGAACTTTAGGCGACCCATTTATCCCTTTCGAGTTCAGACGTAACACGGGAATGTATACGGAAGAGGCAGCAATTGACCTCGTAAACGGTTCGTCTTACTATACACAAACGGTTACTTTAATTTTCCACCGAAGAGAGGCTGCGAAATCTAAGGCAATCAAAATCTTAGGCGAAGGTCAAAGAGACTTGGCTCTTGTAGTTGGTGACGCTAACGGCAAGTATTGGTATTTTCCAAACGCTCAATTGACAGCCGTAACGGAAGGTTCTGGAACTGCCAAAGCCGATGGTAGTAAGTACAGCGTTACATTCGTAGCGGAAGCGGAAAACCTTGCATTTGAGGTTGCAGCGGCGGAAATTCCTGACATTATCTAATAAGATAAACACGAATTTAAGAGGGGGTTTTAATTAGCCCCCTTTTTTATTTAACCAACTTTTCTAAATACTACTTATTAAGATAGTATGATATACCTCGAACAAAACGAAAACAATACAATAGCCTTAACGCTAACTGAAAGTGCCACGATCACTGCGCCGACATGGTTGTTTAAATTCGTATGGGAAATGGACGAGACACTTGCACCCATTTATTGGGTTGGTGTTGATTATTCGCAGTATGTAAACCGATACAATCTTTTCTTTTTGGAGGAAGGCGTTGACGTTTCTTTAAGAATAGGACAATACCGATACGAGATTTACGAAAGTCCCGTGCCTATTGTAGTTGACCCAAACACGACTTCGAACGGACTAGATTTAGTTGAGGAAGGGCGTATGGTTGTCGAGGGTATATCAAATTCAATTTATGACTAATGGGTTTATTTGGAAAGTTTAAGAAAGACGAAAGTGTAAGCGTGGTGGACACGGGTTACCAAACATTTAGTACGCCATTTTTGCGTGTGCCTGAAGGTAACTTGTCGTTGCCGTTTGTAGATGTACGTTACACTGTGCAAGGTTACGTTCGTTTTGGAAGTGATAACCTTTATCCGCAGTACATGAACCAAATGTACTATATGAGTCCCTTACACGGGTCTATTGTCGATTTTAAGACCAACGCAACCATCGGAGGGGGCTATACATTTGACGAGTCGAAGTTGACCGACATGGAAAAAGTAGTACTTTATGCGTTTGGAAAAAAGATAGGTTTTAAAGACACGCTAAAGACAATCACGAAAGACGTTATTTTACACGGACGTTGCTACTTTACCATTGAGTTGAAAGGTGGAAAGACGCACAACGTTAAACGAGTAGCACCTGAGAAGGTAAGAATAAACCAAGCGAAAACATTATACGCTGTTAATGAAGATTGGCAGTTCGGAATGCAAATTAGAACCTTTGAACCATACCACCCGGAATGTAAAGACGGAACCTACCTATACGTTTACGAACAAAAGAGCGTAGGACAAGACTACTATCCTTTACCGCAGTACACCAGTGCGTTAAACTTCGCTTTTTTGTCGGGTGAACTATCTTACTTGCAGAAATCAAACATACAAAACTCAATCTTCCCGTCGTTTGCTATGATGTTTCCTAAGAAGCCTCAAGGACCTGAAGAAATGCAGTTGATAAAAGACACCGTAAACAAGTTGAAAGGTGCGGAGAACGCAGGAAAAGCGGTTGCTTTCTTTGCTAATAACAAAGAATCTTTGCCCGACTTGGTAAACGTGCCTACTAACTCAAACGATGAATTGTTTAGAGGGGTTTCTGAATTAAACACCGAGCAAATTTGTTTCGCTCACACTATCGACCCTATTCTTTTGGGGGTTCGTACTTCGGGTGCACTTGGTTCGGGTAGTGACATTAAACAAGCCTACGTAATCTTCGAGAAAAACACAATTATTCCTTTGCGTGAAACCATTACGGACGTAGTGAACGGACTTTTGAGAGCCGTTGGTATTAATGCACACGTTGAAATAACTAACTACCAAATTGTCAACGAAACTATTACAAGCGTAGACGAAAAAGGAAAGGACGTAATTAACGCACTCAACGCAATGAACCCGACACTTGCGGCTAAAGTCTTGGAGTCAATGACACAAAACGAAATTCGGGAACTTGCATCTTTAGCTCCGTTACCTGACACTCAAACACCAACAGCATGATTTATTTCGTAACTGAGAACTTTCTAAAAGTAAACACACCAATCACTCGTAACGTCGATGTTACGGACGTGTTCCCATACGTTAAACCTGCTAGTGATATGCGCTTACAAGCTATCCTAGGCAGTTATTTCTACAACTATTTACTGACTCAATACAACGACGAAGTTTTAACCAACGACGAAGTTACGCTAGTGGAAAAAATTCAGTTTGTCGTAGCGTGGAGGGCAGCGGAACAAGCCGCCTTCGGACTGACATACCAACTTAAAAACAAAGGAATCCAACAACAAAACGGAGACTACTCAAGTTCAGTAAGTCAAAGTGAAACCGCCTTCGTTATGGATCACTACGGACAAATGGCAGCGTTCTACGAGAAAAGACTTATCAACTATTTGCTAGAATACAAAGCACTTTATCCACAATTTACGAGCGACCTAAATAGAGACTCGGATATTAAGCCCGTAGGTGGTTGCGGAAATAGAGGTGACTACGACAACACCATGATGGTAATCTGATGGCAGACCAAGAAATAAATATAAAACTCAACGGGATAGCCCAAATCCGTTCGGAACTTAAAGCCTTAAAGGGGGAACTTGCCAACGCAACCGACCCCAAACAAATGGCGGAACTCGGGGAAAAGGCGGGGGAACTCTCGGATAAGTTAAAAGACGCAAACGAACAGGTTGCGGTCTTTGCTTCGGGTTCACGCTTTGAGCAAACAAGTAATGCGTTTGGCTTGATGAAGTCCCAATTAATGGACATGGACTTTGAAGGGGCTGCGTCAAGTGCTAAGTTGTTCGCTGGAAGCCTTGGAAAAATTGACGGCAAAACTATTTCTGCATCTTTAAAAGGGTTGGGTTCTACTATTGCGTCAGTGGGCGGTGCGTTCCTTAAACTAGGTGCGCAACTTTTACTCAATCCTATCTTTTTACTTGTAACTATTATCGGTGCGGTGGTTGCTGCATTTGTTTATTTAGGTGCTAAATTAGGGTGGTTTGAAAATATAATAAAAATGCTTACCGCAGTATTTCGACCTTTAATTGACATGATTAAATGGTTAATGGATGCGTTAGGTATCACTTCATTTGCAGCCGAAGAGTCAATGGAGAAAACTACCGCCTCACTCGAAAAGGAAAAGGAACAACGTGAACAAATTTTGGGTCAGATGGACGACAAAATTGCGTTGTTAGATGCCGAAGGAAAAAGCACACTTGCACTTCGCATTGAGCGTAATAAATACATGCAAGAGGAAATTGCCAACCAAACTAAAGTTTTGGAGTTTATGAGTAACAATTTCTTAAACCAAACCAAACTATGGAAAGATACGGTTAAAGCAAATAAAGCCAAGACGCAAGAAATCAAAGTAGAGGAAATAAAACTCAATCAAGAAGTAAAAGCCGAACAAGAAAAAGCCGCCGCAGATTACGAACAATTTTTAGCTGCTAGGTTAGCCGCAAGACGTTTAATACAAGACATCGAATTGAGCGTTGCAAAAGACGGAATAGAAAAAGAACTACTTGCCAATAAATACAAGTACGACCGACTACGTGAAGACCTTGCTAATAACGAAAAGTTAAACAAGGAAGAACGAGCAAAGTTAAACGCACTATACCTTGAGCAAAGCATAGTTGAAGCCGAAAAGATTAATCAAAAATACGTTGACGCAGAAATAAAGAAACAAGCCGACATTGCCAAAATAATCAAAGACGCTAAACTTTTACAAGCCCAAGACGAGGAAGACTTTGCCGCACTATACGACCAAAACACACGCAGCGCCGCACAACTTGAAGAGGACGCAGTTCGTGAAAAATACTTTAACCTAATTACTTTAGCCGAACAATACGGACTAGATACAGTTGAGTTAAAGAAACGTCAGGAAGATGAAATTGCTAAAATTGAAGAGGATGCCGCAGAAACAGCACGACAAAAACGTCTAAAAGAACAAGCGGAAAAAATACAAATGGCTGAACAATACGCAGGTGCAGTTAATAACCTTGCGGAAACGGTCTTTACTTTATCAAATCGTTTCGGAAAGCAAGACGAAATCAGCAAAGAGAAAAGAGCAAAGCGTCAGTTTCAAATTCAGAAGGCTATGTCGTTAAGCATGGCAATTATCGACGGGTTTAAGGCTGCTAACGCTTCACTTGCTGCCTCACCTTTAACAGTTTTAGGTGTGCCAAACCCGGGCGCAATTGCCGCCTTTGCCTTTGCTATTACTACTTCACTTGCTAACGTCGCTAAAATTGCTTCAACTCAATACGGAGCTAAAAGCGGTTCACCTGCGGGTGGTGGTGGCGGTGCTGCCGTTGGTGGTGGTGAAGCTGCGGGAGGTGGTGCGCCTTCGTTCTCACTATTCGGACAAGGTAACAACCAAAATACCACGGGTGCAGCGCAAGACGTACAAAGCAATAATAACCAACTCACGGTTAAAGCTATTGTAGTCGAAAGTGATGTAACAAGCACCCAAAACAAGGTTAAGAAAATGCAAGAAAACGCTACACTATGACGAGTTATATAACATTACTTAGTAAGATTGAGCAGTTTTGTAACGCTCACTTGCAAATCAAAAAGTACGGAGGTGAATTTCGGGAACAAATGCCGAACTTTAGCACTAAAGACGAAAAGTACCCCGTTGTTTTTGTCGAACCCGTTAGCGACTTGGAAGACCTAAACACGAACCAATTTTCTATTAACGTTTATTGCGTTGACATTATACAAAAAGACCGAGCAAACCTAAACACTATTGTAAGCGACTGCCAACTTATCTTAAAGGATATGTACGTCTATTACATTAACGACATGGACGCTCAACTAGATGTTGTAGGAACGTCGACAATGACACCCGTTAACAACTTTGACTCCGATTATGTGGCGGGTTGGGTAATGAGTATAACTTTCGAGGTCTCAACTTACGGGGCGTGCGAGATACCAATGAACCCAATTGAGCCCGTTGAAGTAGAATGTGAGCCGGGTAACGTTGAAAACTCGGACGGAAGCTACACGGCAACCGTACCTAGTGGTGGTTTACTTATATTACCAGACACAACCTACAACGTGTATTTAAACGAGGTTCTTGTAGCCACGGAAACGGCAGTCACTTTAGCAGATTTTGATATAAACATAGTATGGCAGTAAACATAAATATTCCTTCGGAAGTTACGCAAACAATCACTGACGGAGTAACTACAACAGCACCCTCAGAAAATGCGGTATTTGACGCTTTGGCTTTAAAGGCTAACGACGCAGACCTTGCACTTGTTGCAACAACTGGAGATTACAACGACTTAGACAACTTGCCGACTTTAAATAATGGCACGGTTACTTCGGTAGACTTGACAATGCCACCTGCATTTTCGGTAAGTGGTAACCCTGTAACATCTAGCGGCACATTAGCTGTCGCAGCGGCAGGACTTAGTAGTCAATACATTCGAGGTGATGGACAACTTGCCAACTTTCCGACATCTAGCGGCGGTGGGTCAAGTGTTAATTTTTACCTCAATGGTTCAGTTGCTCAAGGCACACTAGGTGGTGTGGCATTCAAGCAAATGAGTAGCACTCCAGTAATTGGTGCAGGAACTGACTTCACTATCAATGCAGATGGATACATTCAATCATTTATCACAGATGCAAGTGTACCAAATCAATTATCAATCCCGGGTGGAAATTGGAATTTTGAGATGTATTTTTCTGCATCAAGCAATGGCGGAACACCAAGATTCTACCTTGAGCTGTATAAATTAAGCGGAGGTACATTAACATTGCTTGCGTCAAGTTCTGCAACTCCTGAGTTTATCACCAATGGCACTCAGATTGACCTTTATACAACGGCTTTAGCAGTTCCAAGCACAGTACTTTTGGCTGCGGATAGACTTGCTGTGAGAGTATATGTAATCCATAGCAGTAAAACAATTACACTGCATACCGAAAATAGTCACCTTTGCCAAGTGATAACAACATTTTCTACGGGCTTAACTGCATTGAATGGCTTGACTTCACAAATTCAATATTTGGCTTTAGGTCAATCAGGAAGTGTTGTGAATTGGTCTTCTACAGCAGATACACATACGTTAAACATTCCTATAAAATACACAATTGAACTTGTCGCTGCGCTTACGGTGGACTTTTACGCACCATACAATTTGTCAATAGCTTCAGTTACAAATATTTTAAACGCTCCAACAATAACAATTCAAGATGACAATGTAGCCTATACACTGGGAGGCACAATCTCAGCTGGAAGTAAAATAACAGTAACGGCTTCTACTGCTTCAGTAGTAACTTTGAATGTAACTAGATTATGATAAACGATTTATACATAAAAGCGGCAGCACCTTCAGCAGCTGCACCAGTGGGAGCTACCTTAATGAAGACGGGACAAACGACCTCTTACCGCACTGGAGACGATGGCGACATTGAAGCGGGACGTGCTACTTCGTTTACGGTACTAGCTTCGAATAATCCCTTTGGAAATACAAATAGATTTACGGACGAGTTAGGCGGTCAAACATACACGAAAAACATAGTAATTGATTGGAGCACTTATAACGGGTCAAATGTGCTAGGCTATAAAAGAACTCTTCGGGCGGTTGGTATAAATTGGAACAACGCAATAGATGAATCAATTGCTTTAAGTTTTGGCGGCTTTACAACCGGGTGGAGAATGTGCAACATTAAGGAATATCAAAACCTTTACAATTACGGCGTTAACTACAATTCACCTTTAAACTATTCACCGATTAACATACAAAACAATAATTTATTTTTATGGACTGCCAACACATTAAACGGTCAGACTACCGATGCTTATTATTTGGGAAATAACGGAACGCAGTCTTTTATTGTTAAAACATTTGCGATAAATATTACTTACATTTCATGCCGAACTTTCACAGTAACAGGAACTACCTTAACTTAAAATCATGACTTACAAATTTTCTCAATTTAGTGTAGAAATCGTTAATCCAAGAATCGAGGTTCTTGTTATTCACGACACAATAGCAAAACGGACTTGCAGCGTTGACGTTCTTTTAACTACGGAAACGGCTAACTTTGGTTTGAGCCTTGACGGCTTTACTTACGTTAATGATTGGAACGACGAGGAAGTCGAACTTTGGACTTTAACCGAACTTTCAAAATACGAAGTGTGAAATATATAATCACGGCACTCGTTGCGGTCTATTCGTTTTTTGCACCTATCCAAGTTATTCTTTTAGTCATTGGTCTTGCTATTTTCATTGACACTATTGTAGCCGTTCGGTTAACTACGGAAAAGTTTAGCAGTCGGAGACTACGAAAGGGGCTAGTAGGTAAGATGATCACGTACCAAAGTGCAGTTATTCTTTTCTTCCTTATTGATTACGCAATGGTTAACGAAATGGTCAAGACGGTATTCTCGGTGGACTATACCTTAACTAAATTGGTCGGGTTATTCCTGGCAAGTATTGAAGTAGTCAGCATTGACGAAAAGATACGAGTAAAATACGGAGACGATAAAGGATTTATTGCTAGGTTTAAGAGGTTTATTTCCAACGCAAAGAAGATAAAAGATAGTTTCTGACGGTTTAATCCATCTTTATATATGTTTTTCCGTATAATTTACACAATTAAATCATTTATATATGTTATTGCGTATAATGTTTGCCCTATGTTTAACGTCTTGCTCGGTTAATTACCACCTCAACAAAGCAATTAAAAAAGGTTATCGGTGCGACACCATAAGCGACACCATCCGGGTAACAAAAGTAGATAGTTTCCTTGTATGGAAACACGACACCACTTATTGGGTAAAGGTAGTAACGTCAAAAGATACTATTATCTATTATAACACTTCCTACTATCCAAAAACACGCTACGAAACGAGATTCGAATACAAACGTTTTAACGACTCTTTGCGTACAATTCGATTAATGTATAAGGACTCACTACAAAGTG